TTAAATTAAAAATTGTTTTTATAAACTATGTAGTCTATTTAACCTAAGAATTTACCTGGGTCAAAACCTTTTTTAGGGGCTTCAAAGTTGTTTGATGAACGTCCACCTCTACTTGGAGATGTAATACCATCTAAAACTTTCGATTTTCCTTGTTCAACGCCTTGCGTTTTTATCATTTTGAAAATCTTTTCCTTGTTTTGCCATAAGAAGGCAGCCTCTGCAACATTGGCATGTGACTCAAATACATCTTTAGCAAACTTTCCGTTAGTTATATAACCGTACAATTGTTTCTTGTCTTTTTGAGATACCTTACCCCCAAAGAACTCTTCTTTACCTTTAATAAAGTTTTGTAGCTCTTTTTTTGAATTTTTAGCATTCTCAATTTGTGTTTTTTCTTTATTAGCTTTTTCTGTACGCAATCTATCCTTTTCAGAATGTATGTGCTTAGATAACTGCTGTCTAATAAGAGTTGCTTCTCTTTTAAGTAATCCTGAATCGTTTAACCTATCTATAGTGTCTTCTATGTCATCATCATCATACTTTGATGCCCTCATATCAGCGATAACTAAATCTTTGTCTGTAAGCTCTAAATATCCATTTAAATTTTTGATGGTATCATTGTCGCTCACTTGTGGTTTTAAAGCTTCTTGCACTTTTGCAATAAACTCTTCCTTAGAATTAGCCTCTACACCTGTTTCTTTTGATAGTTTATTCCAATCAAATTCTTCAGTGGTTGTAGATTCAATTATTTCTTCTGTTTCTTCAGAATCCCAATCTTCTTCTGTTTCTTCTTTAGCCTGTACAACTTCTTCTACTGGCTTTTCTTCTTCTACTTCTTCTTTTTTAGTATCAATAGAATCCCAAGAAAAGTCGTCCATGTCTAATTCTTTTTCGACATTTTCTTGAACTGCTTCATTTTCAACTGGTTGACTATTACTCTCTTCAGAAGGTTGGCTTTCACCACCTAAAAAAGAAGTTGGGTCAAATGATTCTTGCTTTGTTTCTTCTGTAGAAGCAATTACTTCTTCTACTAATTTGCTTTCTTCTGCCATTTTATTTTGCTTTTTCTGTTAACAAAGATATTATTTTTTTTGCACATTTTTTCTCGACTCCATAGTCATACTATGTTCAGCGTCTTTATCTTTTTGTTGCGCATTTAAATCAGCTTTTATTTTTTCAAGATTTAACTTGTTTTTCTCTCTAGTATCGTCAATATCTCTTTGAGCATCAGATGCAATTTCTTGAGCTGCAACTCTAGCTTCTGCATTTATTTGAGCAACTTTAATTTTAGCTTCATTATCCATCTGTCTTAACTGACCTTCTGCTTGTGTTTGTTGAGCTTGTGCTTCTGCAGAGGCTTGTTGTTGTTGCATTGCTTGTTCTTGAGATTGTTGTTGTTGCTTTTTCATAGCATCTATACCTTGCTCTAGTACAACTTGTGCTTCTGTCATTGTATCTGCTTTCATTACTTTTAAGGCGTCTAGCAAAGTAATAGAGCCTGACTGTAAGGCCGCTTGAGACATTTGTACAACAGCTTGTTTTAAAGCATCATCCTTACCAGAATCACCTAAGAATATACCATAATCATTTAAAGAAACATCAGGCATAATATTAAGCATCTTATATCCAGAGTCTCCTAAAATGTAAGCTGCTTTTTTTCCACCTGCCCAAGCTATCTTCATTAAGTTAGCAAGTTTAGTAAATACTTTTTTCTTGACTTCATTGTGTACAAAGAACCAGTTGCCTGTAGATACAGACGACTGAGATACTGACCTCTGCACATTACCAACGTATTCGTATTGCTCAACTGAACCTTCTCTTTGCGGTGATACGCCAGATATTTGTCCAGCCGTTTGCTCTAACATCATCTTAAGGTTTATAAGTTGTTGGACAGATTGTGACAATGTAAAATCTACTTGTTGGAATTGATTAAACGATGCACTATCTCCACCTTCATCTCTTGAGTTGATTGGTATAATACCATCATTTTTTAAGTGGTACATAACTTCTTGCATGTCCATACCAATGTTAGACGGCATTTGCGAAACATCGTATACAACTGCTTTACCACCAGAACGAGCTAAAGCTAATTCAATATGATACATAACAATGTTATATAGCATTTGTGTATGTCTAAGTATGTCTACTAAACTAGTTGGTTTACCTGTTGTATGGTTGTATACTACACCTACGTAAGATAAAGATGTGCTACCAGCATCGTCAACAGACCTAATTTGATTAGGGCGTCTACGACAATTAACCAATATTTTACCAGCAATCTGTGTACCTTCCCATATATCGTCGACACATTTAGTTTCGATAGTTTCTCCTTTACGTTTTTTGTATTTATCACCAACAGCTTTTTTAAATGGTTGTTCAGGATTAAATTTATTTTCTGAAATTTTAAACCTAAGAGACTTTATAGATTTCCATTCAGCAGATATAACTCTAATTTTTACTGTTTTAGAATGGTCTATTTCTACCCAGTTAAATACACCATTCCATCTATCAATATTATCAGAAGTTGCTTGACGCATTTCTTCTAATTCACGAACATCATCTTCATCTAATTGGTCTCTGTACTCGTCAATTACTTCATTAACTGTAAGCCATCTTTCTTCTCCAGCCCATTGCGCGTTATCTAGAAAATCAGTATCTATTGATTTATCAAAAACAAAGGTTCTTGGGTCTACTCTTCTAACAAAAGGGTCTCCATCTTTAATATATACTTTATAAAACTCTTTAGCTGTAACCAATAAGTCTCTCATACCTTCTCTAAACAAATGTTTAAATTGGTATTTTTGTGATAAGTAATCCAAGCCATCGCTAATAGATTCTTCTATAACTTCTTTGTATTGGTAACGCATGTATTGGTCAATATCGTCTGGTATAGGGAACTCTTTATTATCCATTTCTAGTTCCATACCGAACTCTTTTTCTACGTCTTGGTTTATGTTACTAAGTAATTCTTTAGCTATTAAAGATACCTTAAACTGTTCCTTACGTAATGCTGCATCTAAATTTACAGCGTATACACTTTTATCTAATGGTCTACTCAAATCCTCGTTACATAACAAATCAACCTTATTCCTAGTAATAGGATAGTTAGCCATTGTAGCTGGTGATGGCATATTGTATTGTTCTGTAACATAGCTGTAATCGTCATATTCTAAGTCGCCATTGTATAGTCTATAATTACTTATATCCTTATCATAATCGCTTATAGAACCTTCAGAGTTACTATGTTCTAGTTGTTTTATAATAGCGTCTAGATTTTCTTTACACCAATCTTGTGTCTTTTCGCTATCTGTAATAAATTGCTTAGGAAAGTTACTCATTATTTATCTTTTATATGGAATCAATCTTCCGTTTTCTCTTCTATAATATACAAAGCCAATACCTTCTTCGGCGACTTTTTCTGTTCTAACTTGTTTATCGTACAAGTCTATATCATGTATTAAACATAAGCCAAATGCTATAGCTCTATCTGTGTTACGAAGACCGTACACACTAAGTTCGTCTAATAAATCTATAAACCATATGTCATCACAATTCTCATTTATATAATTCTCCATGAATTGTTCCATCACTGCTTTAGTGTGCTTATTCATTTGTAAACCATACCTATTTCTATTTACAGTTTTTGGTGAATGTGCAGTTTTTGGTCTTTCTTTTAAATATTTTGTTGCCCCTGCTCTTTGAAAGTGACCAATGATTCCAATACGTGTAAATTCAATTAACATTTTCGCATTGTAATATACGGCTAATTTTAGACACCCATCCCAGAACTCCTCTGCTGTATCTGGACGCTCTGTATATTCAGCAATAGGGTAGTTTCCAGCGATTTCCATGTTATAAAATCTACGAAATATTATAGCACTACCTTTTGATGAAGTCGACGCTTCGTCTTGGTCATAAGAATCTATGCCTCCAATGTCTAATCCTTTAAGCTCTGTTTTAGGGTGTGCTAATATTTTATATGGGCCTTGTTTGTCAAGTATAAACTTTACATCCATACCTTCTCCATCCCATTCTAAACGTCCATTTTGTATTTGACCTTTAAAATCTTCACTACTTAATATTTCACTTCGCTGTGAATTAAGTTTAGCAGAATTAAATCTTGCATTTTTAGTTTGTAAAAAAGCTTCTTCTACAGACAAAGGATAATTTTGTAACTCTAAGTTATAACCTTTCTGATTTCCTGCTTCTTGTAACTTCTCTCTTCTTTCTTTAAGTGCTTTAGTAGCATTGTCGTTGTCAGATATACCAGTAGACATATCAAAATAACCATGATAACACATAGAAGCAGGTATAAACATTGGTACTAAATTGAATGCGTCTGCATTATAGTACATCTCCATAAAATCTTTAGATGCTGCTTCTATATCACCCCCAGTACCACCGATAACAGGGACGCCATATTGAACGTCACCATCCATAAAACAGGCTTTTGAAGACATGTATGCGTTTAGCAATTCTTTAAACTCCCCTGCTTCTTCAAATATCATAACAGATAAACGTTCCCCTTTATAAACTTCAGGGTTACTCATTGTTCTGCAGTGTATAACAGATTGAAATCCATCTACACCCCACTTACCATGCTTGTCTTTAAGTTTATATCCTGACCTTAGTATCTCGTCTCCTTCTTTTAAGGTAGAGTGTCTAAAGTTTGAGTGTTGATTATTAAGCCCAGCCTTTACTTTATCAAAAAAAGAAGTTGCTGTAACCTGTAAACCTGCTGCTACACCTATATGATTGTGTGGGTAGAACGTATATTCATGTGCTAGTATACCAGAGTTCATATAAGAAAAACCTTTATCCCTTGCTTTAATTACAATCATTCCTTTTTCTTCTTCTTTACAGGTATCAAACAAGTCAAAATAGTTCTTGTCCATGTCTCGATACCAAGGAGAGATAAGAGTTTTACGACTGTTACCTTTAATACCATCACTACCTAAAATTTTATAAAAGTTTAAATAGTAATAGTGCTTACCAGTAATAGCGTCCATGCCTTTAGGTTTAAAACCATTCTTGCATCGATATATCTGTGTGTCCCAATACTCTCTAAAAGCAACACTTTCTGGGTTTAATACAGGAATACCTTCATGTATAACAGGAGCGTATTTCTTTATATCATACATTCTTTTGACTCAGTAAAGTTTCTAAATAACTAAGCTCTCTATTACCAGCAATCTTAGAACGTTCACCACGTCTTTCAATAGAGTCTAACAATGTCTTACGAGTGGCTAATATTTTATCTACACCTATCATAACTTTTTGTATGTCAGCTGCATTATCAATATTTATTTTTGTATTTTCTAATAAAGATGTGTACTCATTTATTTTTTCATTAAATGCCGCAAGCTGTGCATCTAAAGGGTCGTACTGCAATTCATTATACTTGAGTATCGCGCTAGCGATTTTTTTATTTTTTACACCTTTCCAATCGTAGTTGTCAAATAAATCTTTAGCTACAACTTTAAGTCGTTCGTCTTCTGTAAAGTGCCTATAAGGAGAATCGTAATCTGCTATGTACGCAACAAACATTAAACCTTTTGTACCTAATCCGCTTGTTTCTATTACAGATTTAAATTCAGGTATACCATATATACCATCGTCATCTACAATATTACCTTGCTTACTTATTTTTAGTAGATACATGCAGTTTTAATTTAGTTTTCATAATCATAACTCCATGGTTTACATAAGGCATCTCACCTTCTTGTGGTATACCATCTTCGTCCATGTACCTAAAGTCAATTGAATCTATCTTGCCTCCTGATATAGAGTAAGTGCTTTCTATAGGTAAGTAACCCATGTCAATATAATCATGCATCACTTCAAGTTCTCTTTCTGTAGTGCATTTAGATACATTAACATACCCAAAGATATTTCCATTAGGCATAATTTCAATAACTCCGTATTTGCTTTTTTGCTTTTCCATAGTGTTCATGTTGTAAAGATAATAAAAAAAAAAGAGAGCCCACACTACTAGGCTCTCCTTAAACAAATCAACAAACAATTATTATATTAAATCATTATTAATCATGTTGTATTATACCACCCTTGCCAAATTTCTTAACAGTATTATGAGCTGTATACTTACCAGTCTTATTGTCAATAGAATATTTAGTTTGTTTCGGGTTTCTTCCATACGACTTAACTTTACTTTCAACTTTTCTTCTTGCTATGTTTTGGTCACTACTAGAAGCAGTAAAAGTTGTATCAGGCCCTGAAGATATATTAGGGCGTGTAGCCTCAGAAATACTCTTCGTTGTTTTCTTACGTTTGTGTCCTTTTTTATGTGGCATAACTAATCGTGTTGTATAAAACCACCACCTTTGTAAGACTTAACCATACCACCTTTCTTGTATCCTCTTATTAAATGATTTACCACTGGTCTAGTTGTATCTCTCGTAACAGTCTCTCTAAACTTATTCTTAACTTTCTGAATAACTTTTTTGACTTTATTTTTGAGCTTACCTTTTTTCTTGTCTGGCATAATTTTTTTTATTTAGTCGTGTTGAATGAATCCACCTGCACTATACGAAGACTTTTTTACCATACCACCTTTACTGTACACTCCTGAATTACCTGACCTTGGCTTATCTTGCAAGTCAGTATTACGTGTACGTTTATAAGCTTTTTCAGTTTTACGATTCTTAAACTGTGCGAATTTACGTTTTGCTTTATCTATTGTTCTAGCTCCTTTAGCTTTTTTTGTACCAAATATTCCAGGCATAATTATATGTGTTTATGTTATTAGACACAAATATAGTTAAAAAAAAATTTATATTTATTTCAGTGTGGATGTCTTATGGTAGAGTCCCCGTCGCATGCAAAACTTTTTTACACCCCACCCTTGAAAAGAATCTATAACTTTCGTAGTCATTCTAATAAGGTCGCTTCGCGTGTTTATAATCTTTTCATTGCTCTTCCTCGTTGAAAGAACTCGTCATCGCGGTAACAACTGCGTGTGTATGTGTGTGTGTAGAATACATCATATACGTTACATTCAGTATATATCTTATCACCACCTATATATTAACGTGTTGTAAATCAGTAAGTTAGTTGCGTTATATAAGCAGATTACTCAGTATGTAACAGGTTATACTCTCACATGTTATTTATTTAAACGTTCAGTATGTATTAGCATGTTATAACCACTTACCCACCAAAGGTACAATAAATAATCGACATTGTCAAGTCACTATCATATATGTATTCATACCTATATTATTTATTTAAATGTTTAGCGTAATATCTCATCGGTAACTTTCTTCTTTCTCTTTATTAAGTAGTAGGAGTAATTAACCTACTGACCAAGTTGCAAGATTTTAGGGTACACCCTTTCGGATTACGCCGAGCAAAGTCTTATCCATACTAATTACAGCTTATAGGTTGTAAACTTAAATGGATACCAACACTTCGTGTTGTATTATATTGTTAGCGTCCTAACAGGACTTAATGTATTAGGTTTTCCAACACCTACAAGTTTAAAAACACTTGTGGTAGAATCGTTTGGTTATAATTGCCTTTTCACTATCATTATAGTACATCACGTTGTGTTGTATTACTTATATATTGTTTAACTAAATACCTTTTATTATGGATGTTTATGGTCAACATTACGGTACTTTAAATAGTACAGACAAAAGTGACTACAACGTAATTGTTCGCACAACATTAGCGAAGAAATACAATGTAAAAGCACTTCAACATTTTGCTAACTTCGACAAATTATATGCACCTTTATCACAAAGGTCAGCACAAATTTGTCGTATAGCAAAACTAATTATGGAAGATTACGATTTGTAGTCTTCCACTAAAATATTATAACTACTGTCTAATCTGCCTTAGGGTGAAGTGGACCTTGGCGTGCAAGTCGTAGGTAGTTAATTATTACGCTCACTATCACGCGTGCAAGCACTAAATCCCATTGTGTTAGTTTGCTTCTTCGCTTTTTTCTTTCTCTTTATTAAATAGTCGGGTTAGAATTTCTGTTTTGATACAGTTTACTTCTAAGTAATGCGACTAATCGGCACCTGAACAAGTGCGACCATAAAAACTGTTTAGACTCACAAGTTAATGTCTATAAACTTAGCCTTCAACCTAAACAAGTTGTTAAACTGTTAACTTCTAACCTTGACTATATGCTCGGGGTTGCAAACAGAAACACTGCGTAAATATAAAAAACCATCCTACGGACAAAGGTTGCAGTGTGGAGTTTGCGTAATCTTTATTCATTCTCTTAATTAAATAGTGTGCAAATTGCATTTTTACAGTTCTTGGAGTTGATAGCCCTACTGTAAAAAACAATTAATTCACTATCATTGCCTTATATTTTTATTAATCGCGTGTGCTAAATGTAAACACACACGCCTACTCTTTAAAAAATCCCCTTAAGAGTAGTAAATAGGGATATGTTATGCTAAATTTTGATTTGCCAAAAGCAACAATGTCAGCAGACGTAAAATCACCTATGCGTTTAAACTCAGCTAACGCTGAGATAGAATGTATAGTAGAAAGTTTGGTAGACTCTAAGTCAACTCGTACACGTAACGACGTTACTGAATCGTTCGACCAAGCTTTATTACGCTTATCATTTCCATCGTTAGAATCGGAAAACAATTATTACAACTTCACGTTGCGGTTTCCAAACAAAACTATTCAATCTATTTCGCAAGAAATTTACTTGTATAGTCTTACTAAAAACCCACCACGTGCCAATACAAACATTGCTAAAACAATCTTAGCGATGCATGAAAACGGTGTAATATTGTATCCTACTATTGATGATTTTTGCAACACCTTTAAGCTATCAGGTAGTGTGTCTAAACTTTACTCTATTCTTAGAGAAAATAAGACAGAATTTGTCTTAGCAGAACTTGCACAATCAATTGCAGGTGCTAAATTACAAGTTCAGACTTACTACCAAGATAAGCTCAAAGACTATACTGTGTGTACTTTAGATTACAAAGTCCCAAGCTCAAAAGGCTTTGACTTAACTAAAGACAATCAGACACCACGTTCTAAGCGTGGCGGTAGTCTTTGGTAGAATTAAATTAAAAGGACATTCACGACCTGAATGTTAAACTGTGCCAAGTCGGGTACAATCCTTTAACTTTAAAAAAACTGAATTATGTTTATATTAATCGATTGCATCATCTTATTTTGTGCACTTTGCATACTGTTTATTTGTTACAAATCTTTGTACACACATAAACAAATAAAACACACACCATTAACATCAACAATAAAAGAAACATTAGGTACAAAAGACTAACTCTTTTGTACCTTTTTTTTACACTCAGTTAATCACTATCACTTTGCGTATAAGTCGCTATTACTGCGTGTAAGTTTTGCTTAGCTCCGTGGACTCCCTATTCTATGCGCGGTAGTCTATGCACAGTATGGCTTCGCCATTGAACTTTTATGCCCATTTCGCTCTTTCTTCTTTCTCTGTATTAATTGCGTTCAATATATTTTTGTTCGCAAACAATCCTAGCGCAGGATGAGCGGTAGATACGCCGTGCAACCCCAAGTACCTAAGTTATATACACTTAGAACCAATAAGTATATACACCTAAACATGTGTTTAAACTGTTTATTTTTTATTAACTAACTAAATTGAAAGCTATGGCTGGATTAGTACCAACGCGAAACGTACGCAAAGAAATACGTCAAGAAGAAGCAGTTGGAAGAAACACTGCATACAGAACGATGATTAGCACACCAGAAGGTGTAGCTCAATACATCGAGACGACCAATAACATTGGACGTAAACAAATGAAGTTCTTAGTTGACCTTCAGAAAAAACTAGTAAAGAAATAGGGTTGTATCGTTAGAGGGTATACCCTGACCTAAGCATGTCATTAAACTGCTTATTTATTATTAATCATTAAATATTTGTCAAAAAATGGCTAGAAGAAAATTATCACCCGAAGAAGTGAAGAGTATCAAAAATCTTATGGTTAGTTCCATGAGAAAGAGCAAAATATTTGTTCCTTACGGAGTTGCTGGTAAAACAAAATTACCAAGAACACCTAATGATATACCACAAAGTATGGTAACATACAAGAATAAAATTTACATGGCTGCATATAAAATGCATTGGAAGAATAATAGTAAAGCTGTATCAGCTCAACCTGACTATGTAGTAGGTACTAAGCATGTTGTTGCACCTGTTAACAAACAGAAAGCAAGAACAACAAGAGTGGCAAAACCAGACACTTCACAACCTGTTATTATTACATACAGTAATGGTACAGTAGTGAACATTAATCCAAATGGTCCTATCACTGTTAACTTTAAAACTACATAAGATGGATGAAACTATGATGCAGCTCATAGCTATGAAAGATGCTCAAATTCAGGCACTTACAAATGCTAATAAAGAGCTTCTTTCTAAAGTAGAACTACTAACAAGTAATAGCGATGCTATTATAGAGTTAGTAAAACAACTTAACCCAAGTTTATTCAATGAAGACTAAAATAGGATTAGGTAGTATAATGGTATGTGATGAAGACTTAACTGTACTAGTAACAAAGCATTCAGATGATGGAAGCATGAGTGAAAGAACAGTTTTGTTTTCTAACCACATATCAGGTGAAGATTATTCATTCACCGAAGACGAGATTCAAAGATGTGATAACTTTTCAAAGTATTACAAAATTGACATTACATACAAAGATGATAACGTTAAGGTTTCAGTATGTAAATATATAACAGCAGAATTTTTTAACTGTATAGTAGAAGAAGAAAATTCAGAGCTGATACTAAATGACAATGATATGTTTAGGTTATTATCTATTGTTAAGATGCACTCAAGTGAAATCAAAAAATTTATAAACACAGACAGATTAGACTTATTTAAAGCAAAACATAATCTATCAGATGCACAGTATGACGAAATACAACAGCACTTTCAAGCAATTAGTTGATTACATCAACAGCCTTGGACATAAGCCTAATACATACACTGTATTAAGGCATCATGAACGTGAAGAGTTTCACTTGTACAATAAAGGAGACTTTATTGAATGCATACCAGTAGATGGTTTTTATTCGAGTGTTACATTACAAGCAATTAAAAGGTTTATGTTTAAACATAGACAAATCAATTAACTATTAAAGATTAGAAAATTATGTGTGGAATCACAGCATACTCTGGTAAGAGTGTAAATATACTAAAGGCAATGCACTTGTTAAACGACAACGACAGCCGAGGCGGACACAGCACAGGATTGTACGCAGA